CTGCGCTTGCGAAGTTGGAGAACGATCAACTCTGGGTGTTCAAGAGTACGCGAGCAGACGAGACGGCCAAGCGCGAACAGTGCTGGTCGATGCTCCGAGCGATTGAGAATCTGCGTACAGAGCTCACAAAGGTGATCGATAACGGCAAGGTGGCGCAGCGCGCCATTGAGCGTGTTCAAAAGAAATAAGGAATCAAACCAATGAATGCACCGACGCCACAGGCAAGTGCGCCATCTGGCCCCCTAAATATGGACCAAGCGGTCCAAGCACTCGCAGCAATACTGCCTGAAGAAGGACAACAGGACGGCGGCGAGACGCAGGAACCACCTACCGAAGAGGAGGAGGTGGTCGCGGCATCTGAGGACGAAACCGAGAGCGTTGCAGACGAGCTCGAGGATGAATCTTCTGATGAACAGTCAGAGTCTGAAGAAGACACCCAGGAGGACGAAAAGCCCAGAGCCTTCACCGTCAAGATTGACGGTAAGGAGGTCGAGGTCACTTTGGACGAACTCCAGAAGGGTTATTCAAGGACTCAAGACTACACCCGAAAGACGCAGCAGGTCGCGGAAATGCGCAAGCAGACCGAGGCCGAGTTAACTGCCATTCGGGCCGAGCGCGAGCAATATGCTCAATTGTTGGGCGCGTTAAGTGAGCAAGTGAAAGCGGCTGCCGAGCCTAAGATCGACTGGGATCGCCTCTACCAAGAGGACCCCATCGAATACGTCCGGCAGCGTGAGGTGATGCGTGAGAATCGGGAAAAGGCTGCGGCTATTCAGGCCGAACAGCAGCGGCTGGCCGAGATCGCGCAGCAGGAGCAGATGCAGCAATTCCAAGCCGTTAAGGCGAAAGAGGCGCAGGCACTGCTCGAAGCGGTTCCGTCATGGAAAGACCCGGCCAAGGCCAAGGCCGAGAAAGCCATGCTGGTCGAGTTCGGCCAGAAGATGGGATTTACGCCTCAAGAACTTGGCAACATTTACGACCACCGGGTGGTTTTGGCGCTGCGTAAAGCGGCGCTCTATGACCAGATGCAGGCTAAACGCCAAGGCATCAAACCCGTGACAAACAACGGGCCTAAACCTGCCAAGCCTGGAGCAGCAGGAAGGGTTTCACAGATGAGCGATAGCGTTCGAGCAAAACAGCGTCTTGCCAAAACTGGCCGCGTCGAAGATGCGGCTTCCGCAATCGAACTTCTTTTGAAATGAGGTAAATCATGGCTATCGTGACCAATACCTTTACGACTTACTCTGCCAAGGGTATTCGTGAAGATCTGAGCAATGTCATCACCAACATTGCACCCGAAGAAACCCCGTTCATGTCGAACATCGGCAAAGAGAACGTCACCAACACCCTGTACGAGTGGCAGACCGACACCCTGGCTGCCGCTGCTGCTAACGCGCAGCTTGAGGGCGATGACGTCACCTCTTTCGACTCCGTGACGGCTACTGTGCGTCTGCAAAACTATGCACAGATCTCGCGCAAGACGATCATCTTGTCCAACACCGAAGAGGTGGTGAACAAGGCTGGCCGTCGCTCTGAGGTCGCATATCAGATCGCCAAGCGCAGTTCTGAACTGAAGCGTGACCAAGAGTTTGCAATGCTGAACAACGCTGGCACTACCTCTGGTAGCACCACCGCTGCTCGCACCAGCGCTTCTCTGGGCGCTTTTGTGAAGACCAACGTTGACTACGACACCACCAACGGCGGCAACCCGACCTATACGACCCTGCCGACCGCAGGCCGTACTGACGGCACCGTGCGTACCTTCACTGAGACCATCCTGAAGAACGTTATTCAGAAGGTGTGGACTCAGGGTGGCAATCCGAAGATCTTGATGACCGGCCCGATCAACAAGCAGCGCGTTTCTGGCTTCGCCGGTATCGCCTCTTCGCGATTCAACATCGACGGCGGTGCACGTCCTGCCACCATCATCGGTGCTGCCGACATCTATGTGTCGGACTTCGGCAACGTGCAAGTGGTGCCCAACCGCTTCCAGCGCGAGCGTGATGCATGGGTTCTGGACCCCGATTACGCGAAGATGGTTGTTCTGCGTCCGTACCAGCAGGTTGAACTCGCTAAGACCGGCGACGCTGAGAAGCGTATGCTGATCGTCGAGTGGGGCCTGAAGGTTCTCGCAGAAAACGCACACGGTCTGGCAGCAGACCTTGTGACTTCTTGATGTAAAGAAGGGGAGGGGCCGGAGCAATCCGGTCCCTTTTAACATGACAGACAAAAAACTATTTGATGTGAACCCCGATCTCGGGATCACCCGCACTTGGCATTACGACGCAGAAAAAGATGAGGCGACCATCCAGACGCAGCAGGATGTGACCGCGATCATTGAGGAGAACAAGGACGAATTCAATCAGGTCGATGAGCGCGCTCGCTGGGGCGAGTGGTCGCGTGTCGCATCTATCCCGCTGAGTCTGTATTACCAGATGAAGGCCGAGGGCAAAATCGACGATGAAGCGTACATGAAACGCTGGTTAAACTCGCCAGAAAATCGTCACTTCCGAGTGAGGCCCGGTAAGGTATGAAGCACAACTACATCGCGGTCTGCACGCCAGCGCGTGACATGGTGCATACCATGTTCACTTACGATCTGGTCAACATGGTGTGCTTTCACACCCTGAACACGAACGACGCTGTATCGCTCAAGATCAGCGAGGGAACATTGATCGCCAACCAGCGCGCCGAGCTGACGCTGGACGCAATGCGCGAGGGATGCTCGCACATCCTGTTTATTGACTCCGATATGCGCTTCCCGCAGGACATGATCTCGCGGCTATTGGCGCATGATCTGGACATCGTGGCGACCAATTGCGCCCGCAGGCGTATTCCCACTGGGCCTACGGCTCAGGTCTATAAGCCCGACGGAGAGCGCGAGCTGGTCTGGACAATGCCAGATGACACCGGCCTGAAGGAGGTTCACTCTGTCGGCATGGGCGTCATGATGATTAAGGCAAATGTTTTCAAGGCATTGTCAGAGCCGTGGTATGAGACGCCTTGGCGGCACGATAAGAGAGGCTACATCGGTGAAGATGTGTTCTTCTGTAGAAAAGCACGCGATGCTGGATTTAAAATCTGGATAGACCAAGATGTGTCAAAAGAGATCGGGCACATCGGGATGTTTGAATTCAAGCATGACCATACCTGGGTCATAAAGGACCTGGAGAAGGAAAAGGCGACCTGATGGCTTTGACGACCTACAACGAGCTGAAAACCTCGGTCGCTGACTGGCTGAACAGGACCGACCTGACGGCGGTCGTGCCAGACTTTATCTCGCTGGCAGAGGCGCAGATTGAGAGGACGCTGCGCACCCGTCAGATGATTGTGCGCGCCACGGCCTCGATTGATACCGAGTACAGCGCGGTTCCTGCTGACTTCCTTGAGACTAAATCAATCAAGCTGAACACCAACCCTGTCACGGCTCTGGCCTTTGAGTCGATTGACGCGATGGATCAGCTCAAGGCCACGACCTACATCGCCTCGGGTAAGCCTCAGTATTTCAGTATCGTCGGCGGCCAGATCAGGGTTTTGCCGGTGCCTGACGCGACTTACACCGCCGAGCTGACCTACTATGCAAAATTGAGTAAGTTATCAAGCACCAATACAACAAACTGGCTTTTGACGCAGGCGCCGGATGTGTACCTTTACGGATCGCTGATGCAGGCGGCTCCTTACCTCAAGGAGGATGAGCGCATTACGGTCTGGGCCAGCATTTATGCAAGAGGGCTTGAGGAATTGCAGATTGCAGATGATCGCGGCGCAACGTCTGGCGGGGCCATAATGATGCGTGCCAGGACTTTCGGATAAAGGAGTGCATTAAATGTCATCGTTCACCGACTACACCGAGAACCTGGTTCTCACTTGGCTCTTGACTACGGGCAGTGCCACCAGGCCGACGGCTTGGTATGTGGGCCTGTTCACCGCCGCCCCGTCTGACACTGGCGGCGGCACCGAGGTATCCGGTAATGGCTACTCTCGCACCGCCACCGGCACGATCACGGTATCTGGCACCTCGCCCACCAATGCCACGAACTCGGCTGCCATTGAGTTTCCTGCTGCTTCTGGCGGCAACTGGGGCACGATTGGCTGGGCTGCGATCTTTGATGCCTCTACTGGCGGCAATATGCTGGCATGGGCTGCCTTGAGCACTTCGCGCACCATCAACGATGGCGATGTGCTGCGTATTCCTGCT